TGTATCATGCGGTAGATATAAAAGAATCGCTGACATCAACATTGATTATGATACGACGCACGATACTGAAAAATATCCAGCTGAACTTAATGATGAATCAGCATTCCCTGTTTATCGAGTATTTATACGGGTTGGGATAACCGGCTTGAAGATTGATGACGTAACAGTTGGTGTCCATGTATCTAATGATGGTGGGTATTTAACGCTTTCTCTTGGTAATGTGCACTATAGTGAAAGCGGCGGTGCGATTGGTACTGATTATAATTATAAGTGGAATTCTCTGAATCCGAATGATGAAAATGCTGATATGTATGACGGTGGTTGGAGTGAAGCTGATAAAAGCGGCACCGCTCACATCTCGTTAAATCGGTTATTATCATTAATATTTTATAATGACCATGAAAAAATTCCCGGTACTGATATGTCGTTGTCCGAGATGTATACCATGTGGGTATGCTTTTATAAATCGGAGGACGAATTTGACCGAATGTTTGATGAAGAATATGCTTAATTAATATTTAAGAAAGAAAGTTTGAGTTTTGTCATACATCGAGTAATATCGTGGTGATGAAGCGGAGAATTTTCAGGCAGTTCGGCTAAAACGTAAACAAAAAATTACAAGAAACTACCCCATATTTGCTTGAGTTTAAAATTTTCCTCAGTTATAATTATCTCCGTCTTAAACAAAGGCGGAGATTTTTATGTCTAAATTAATCAAGGTTCTCATTGGTCTGATTGAAGAAGCTCCGAAGAAGGAAGACTGCCTCTTCATCAAGATTCTCGAAAAAGCCCAGTACCTCATGTACGCCGGTATCATCGTCCACATGGTGATGAAGCTCGTGAACAGCATGAAGAAGACTTTCGGTTCTGGTAAGGATTCGTCAAAACAGCGTTTCTCTAGCCTTAGTGCAAGGTCTTTGAACTAGTGCTATGAAGTGGATTGTTTACACGCTTTTCGTGGTTCATTCTGCGGTATATACCGCAGGAAAGATACTGTCTCTGGGTAGAAGCAAGCTGGCGTACCGGTCTGTAATGCAAAAAATCACTTTGGATTTAGACCAGTATTTCAAGAAAGCTTCCAAGAGGATTGCTCGACAACTAGCCACGAGTTACGGAAAAGTGTATGAACATGATTTGAAACTTTTTAATCGCTTAATAAGGAAATAAAATGTCAAAAAACCCGTTAGCAACAGCTTTTAACAGCTTCGGACTATCCGCACCGGATTGGGTGAACAACCTGATCGGGTTCAAGTCTGACGACCGTGACTCCATCGACACGTTCAAGGAGCTCACCAAGACCATCGAACAGATGATTGACGCATTGCCGTCCATCGACATTCCGAGCTCTGTCATCGGTAAGAACAAGTTCGAGGCACTGAAAGAAGTGTTCAAGGCTTACAAGAACACGAACATTACGAAGGTTGCCCTTCTTGCTTGCTCCATGACGAACCTCATCGCCAAGCATAGCGGTGCCAAGTCAGTCTCCAAGGTCGCCGGTTTCATGCAGAACTGCATGGCACTATACGCAATCGGCGATACGGTATGCAACCGCATCAACTTCAAGTGGAACGTTGTTGACCAGCTCTACGTCATGGTCTCCGTTGCCGAGCCGGACTTCATTTCCCTTACTCTCGACGAGTTCCGCGAGGTCAGCAAGAACCACGAAAACTTGAACAACCGCACGGTTTCAATTTCTATGGCAAGTAACCTCGCGTTCATCAAGATTATGAATAGCAAGGAGCCGTACAAGTGGTTCTCCGCCCTTGACCAGACCGAGCACACAATCACTCCGCTCAAGACTAACATCGTTGAGTGCAAGCGTTCTACTCCGGCAAATGTCGGAACGACTGGCGACGACGATGACGACCGCCCGGATACGCATCTCCAGTACACGTTCGACGAGAACTGCGAACAGTTCAAGAAAATCAACACGAGCGAGTCTGACAAGAGCCGTCTCACCCAGTACAACGCTGTATTCAAGTTCCGCTTTGACGACGTCGAGTTCTACGCAATTCAGGTCGTTCGCGAGAATGAGAGCGATGACCACACCGGAAAGGTCTACATCCCGTCCAACCAGATTAAGATGTTCTGGATTCCGACGGACAAGACCAAGAAGCTCAACTCTGCCGAGATCGGCATGCTCCACCGTAACGTCGAGAACTACATCGAGATGATGTTCGCAATGAGCATCGACCCGGAAACGTATCTCTACACGTTCGACGAGGATGGCGACATCCGCGAAATGCTCCGTCCGAAGGCAGTCCCGACTGAGTCCGTCAGCCCGACGATTCCGCGTATCATCCGTGCAATCAAGATTGCTTTTGACAAGGGCTTGTCCAGAAGCTACGCCCTTGTCGGTAAGCCGGGTACCGGTAAGACCATCGGTGCTCAGCAGATTTCAAACGCATATCCGAACATCTGCACGTTCAAGATTTCCGCCGACGTCATCACTGACAGCGACCAGGCTGACGCAATGCTCCGTTACGTGAAGGCTATCAAGAAGTGCATCATCATCCTTGATGACATGGATTCCTACACCCTTGACGAAAAGAACGACAACGTCGTGTCTTACCTCGGATTCTTCGACAAGCTCAATCAGGCTGCCAAGAACGACCAGGTGTCCTACATTTTCTTCGCGACGATTAACGACCCGAAGAAGGTCAACCAGAGAATCATGCGCCGTAGCGGTCGTATCGACGAAATGTTCGAGATTGGCTTGCCGAGCATTGACACCATGCGTTACCTCTTCAAGTACAACGACGAGAAGATTAACCCGGACAACCTCACCGACTTCAACGACCCGAAGTTTGATGGCGTGTTCCAGCTTGCCGCCGATGCTCACATTACGGCTGCTGACGTTACGAATATCTTCACGGACATTGTGATTTACAGCGGTTCCGTCGAGTCTATGGACGAAAATGGCGAAGTCATCGAGCCGACGAAGGAAGAAGATGTCGAGATCTGCACGCCGGAAAAGATTCGCGACGCTATCGAGCGAATCAAGGGACGTAACCAGATGTCGGGAAGAAGCTTCATCGACTCCGAACGTGATGAAGACTAATTAATTTCCTTACTTACGCGAGTAGAGGCGGTGGATATCCACCGCCTCTTTCGTTATTACCATTGTCCAAGCAGAGAACCGCACGCGTAGTAGGACGGGTCGTTCGTGATGTCCTGTACGCACTTGTCGACTTCCGGCGGACGGAACAGAACGTCCTTCTTGAGATCGTCGATGGTGTTGTTGACGGCAAGCATGTTGTTGCCGGTTCCGGTGTTGCTGTCGGTATTGCTGTTCTTGTCCGTGCCGTCCGTGGACGAGCCGAGGACGTTTCGACCGAACAGCTTGTTGATGAAGTTTTCTTGGTCTGGCGAGTTGAGGACTTCCTCGCTGACCGTCTTTCCATTGTCCATAGCGGTGTCCAGATAGAGTTTCCACCAGTACTTGCGCCACTTGTACTCGAACTCTGGTATTTCGTCTACGACGCTGTCGACCTGGTAGAGGACGTTATTGAACTCGAGCTTCATGAGGTCGCCAGCCTTCGGGAATATCTGTGCTGCGGTGTAGCCGTAGTAGCGGAAGTCCTCGTAGCCTCGCTGATACCATATCGGGTTGTGTTCCGACTGGTCGCAAGCCGGTACGACGCCCATCTCTCTTAGGTTTCTGTAGTTAAGTTCGAGGAACAGACCCATGTGGACATAGATTTCCTGTTTGGTCGTGTACTGGATTCCGAAGCGCGAGTACAGTTCGTTCTGGGGGTTGAATCCCATGAGAACTGGGAGGTCGAAGACGCGTTCGACTTTTCGGTTCGAGTCTTCGTGGAATAGCGGTGTATCGTTGACGTTGAGGCTGGTCGTGTAATATTTGTAGAGCGTTCCTTGCCGGTTCACGAACGCACGGCTCATGACGTTGTAACGTTCCTGGTCTCGGAATGCGTTGTGTCTACGGTTATAGAATACCAGACCCAGTCGAGAGTCGTGCTGGAAGTCCGGATTGTTGATCTGCATTTTCTCCGAGCGTTCTACATAGCCACCGGTTCGGTCATTCCACATATGCGGAGACACCGAAGCGAGTACGCTGAAGTTCGGCACGATTACCGAAGTTGCTCGGCAGTTTCCTGATAGATGTAAGACGAATTCTGGCATGTTTCAACCTCATTCCTAGTTTATATGGATGGGATGAGCCCCAGAATCATATAAACTGCGAAATGACTACTAGAGGTTTAAAATGGCGAACACATCGATATCACGTAAGTACACGAATATCTCGTTCGAATCGGTCCGGGAACACCTTGCGACCATCATGAAGGCGAAGGGCGGAAACCTTGCCGACTACTCGGAAAGCTCATACGGTCGTCTCATTATGGACTTGTTTGCCGGTACGACCGACTTGATGGGTTTCTATGCTGAGTCGTCATTCAAGAACGCTTTCATGGAGTCGGCTTCGAGCCGTCCATCTATCTATGCGAACGCCCGTATGCTTGGCTACAGCGTCCGTAGACCGGTTCCGGCTAAGGCTGGCATCGGTATTCAGACGACTAAGACTGGTAAGTACAATACCATCCGCGTCCGGATTCCTATGGGTACCGAGTTCACGATGGGCGGGACGACTCTGACCGCTATGGACAACATGGAATTCCGTTACGACCGAAACATGGATACTGACCAGACCGGTCTCATGACTCTTGTGTCTGGCAAGGCTGTGCTTGCCGAAGGTCGTTTCAAGACGGAGTCTCTCATTTCTACCGGTAGCCAGAACCAGACGTTCATCATTCACGACCTCTCGTTCAGCGATTACTATGGCGACAACGACCCGAACTTCGATGATGACGGAAACGTGGCTCACCGATCTTCGGCATTTACCAGAGTGACCTCAGACGCTACCCTCATGGACAACATCGACCCGAGCGTGGTCGTTGACGACAAGCTTTACTGGCGTATTTCCAGACGCGGTCTTATCGACCCTGCTAAGGAATCGGTGCTTAACGACATCGAGCAGTTTGTTACTGGTCAGTACAACTACACCGACAACTACACCGTGGAAATATCTACGGCGAATGATGGCAACGTACAGCTCCGTTTCGGCGACGGTCTCAAGTCTGCAATTCCTTACGGCGTCATCAACGTTACCTACTTCTCTACCGAAGGCGAAGACGGTAACCTCCTCAATGTCGCCGGTACGAACTTGGCTACGACAAGCAGCAAGATCGTCATTTGCCAAGACGACGGTACTGAAAGCGACATCACGGTAAACGACCTCAATATCGCTATCACGACCGACGTACGCAACGGTCTTGACATCGAGTCCATTGAGTCCATCAAGGCTAACGCACCTTACCTTTTCAGCACTCTCGACCGTCTTGTGAATCGCATGAGCTACAAGATTTTCTTGCGCCGTTATGCTGACGTCAAGTACGCGACGGCTTATGGCGAGGACATCATGAACACGAAGCTCCTTAACGGAAGCATCGACGTCAAGTATATGAACCAGGTGCGTTTCAGCGTCCTCAAGAGCCTTTACCGCCAGAAAGACAATACCTACTATCCGACTACGGAAAATGAGTATTTCTTGGACGGTTACAAGGTCAACGGTCTAATGTACAACTGGCAGTATGACTATCGAGAACTGGAAAAGAACGGTCTCGACGAGGGGCATGTTGCTATCTACAAGCGGATGGAGAAGGCTCTTGCCGAACACGGAATGAACGCAGACGAGATTAACAATGTATTAGCTGACGTCAAGCCGAAATATCCGCTTGACTATCAGGTCTATACGGCACTGGTTTCTCCGCTCGATTTTGTAGAGGACGGCTCCGAGCTTTACTCCGTCCTTACGGCTTTGAACCAGCGCGGAATGATAACGGTTGGTGGTGGATATCACGATTATGTCTATCCGTCAGTGCACGACATCGAAGCCCACATGAAGGTTACGCTGTACCGTGGCAACAACTTTACTGACGTGAAGGAACGTATCAAGAACGCGGTTTACAAGTACCTTCTCGAGAATACCGACTTCGCTACGCCTATTTACCGTTCTCGTATTGAGGCGATTGTCCACTCGCTTACGGAAGTTGCTGGTGTCGACGTTACGTTCGCTCCGGTTGACGACAAGTACAGCAATCTTGACCTCAGTGTGCTGGATTTCCTCGGAAACAACACGAACGAGTTCATTGTTCCGGGTAGCATTTCCAAGGACGGATTCGAGTTCAGCTTGAAATACACCGACGTCCTATCGTCAAGTCCAAAGACGACTACCCACCAGTTCATTGTCGACTCGCTGTCGGCTTTGCAGTCCAGAATTTCTGACTACTACAAGTATACGGTCGCTACGAAGATTTCCGATGATTCGAATGTACGCATTTCCGATCTTGATATCGACAAGTTTGTCGCGTATATCTGGGAACAGTCCATGATGATGGTATATCAGGCTATCCGTTCTGCATTGCTTGATGCACAGTCTATCGGTCATTCCGAGGAAGCTGACACGCTCTACTATGTCATCCAGGCTATCAAGGGCTGGGATAAGGGTATAGATTCTTTGACGTTCAAGGATACGAACCGTATTGTCGACATGAGGGAAGTCGAGGGCAATTCCTTGTATGACTACATCGAGTACATTCTCGAGTACATCAAGCTTGTCCGTAACGCATTGAAATATTATGTGTCCAAGAACCTTATCGACGATGCCGGTAACATCACGAACTATTCGAACGACAACGAGATTGTCCAGATTACCATACCGACTGACAAGATTGACCTTGCTGTGTCGGTGGAAAGCGTTTTGCTCACGGAGTAATAAATGAATCCGATAGTCTACAACAAGAATGGCATGTTCCGATACAACGACTTCGTCGGCTATCTGCCGGAGTTCCTCCGGTCTGAACCCGACGTGGTCACCCTTATGCAAGTGATGTCGGACTACATCAACAACGCGTACCGAAACATCGAGACTGCGGAGGAGTTCGAGTTTCTCCGCGTATGCCACGACGGCACGTACGATGCGACACGTACGGCTATGGAACGGCTGTGTTCCATGTTGCAGCTCGCTTCGGAGCGTGGCGACCGTGTCTGCTACCTTTCCGTTCCGAGAAACAACTCGAAATCCAACGCCATCGTCGGTAACGAGGGAGCCCAGTACGCGAAGGAAGTCGAGATCGACTTGCCAGAAATCGAGGACGTCATCACGTCCGCTTCTGGACGGCATTTGGTCGACGGGACCGACACAAAGGACGGTACGGTTGTCTATGTCAAGTACAGAAATGCCGAGCCGGTACGGACTGTCGCATACTACTATTCTGCTGTGGACGATTCATTGGTAAAGGACGAGCAGGGGACTTCTCAGGACCCGTTCACCGGAACCGACAATAATCCGACGACCGCTATCGAGTTCAGCGTGTCCGACGTCGGTCACGTGCTCAGACGCTATGGCGGTGAAAATAATAACGTCAAGTATTACGAAGTGTTCTTCACGGCGAAGATTACCGACGTGAAGCGAGTGAATGCGATAGACTCTGTCCTTTACGACGTGGACGGAATTGACAAGAATGCCGACCAGGTTATCGTGGACTACTATAACCAGACTGCCGTTGTCGACGGAAACTTCAACACGTTCATCAAGTTCGCTGATGGCAACGGATTCAACTGGGTTGGCGGTTTTCCGTCCGGCATTTTCTACTTGCGTGATACAAGCGGAGCGAAACTGACTACGGTTACGTCAAGCAACCGTGTTGCTCAAGCCGATACAGCATTGAACCCGAGCGTAGACCGTTATCGTGTAAGCAAGATTGACATCGATTCGTCCGGATTGCTGAAAATTTACACGTCGAACGGTATGCCCGGAGTGTATAGCGACGCTCTGTTCTATCTAATGTGCGGTACGGAACAAGTCGGCCTTGTCAAGATGAACGGAACGGTTACAAGCACTTCTCGTAAGGAAGATGGCGAACTTTACACGACTGTTTTCCCGGTTTCGCTCAAGTATGAAATCAACGACATCATTGCAATGATTGGTGGTACAAAACCGCTAGTTCTTGTGTCGATTCCTCTGTCTCAGAGTTATTACACGATTAACTATGAGGACTCGCTTCCTATCGTTAAGTGGAGCGACGAGTACATGTTCCTCGACAACATGTCTGCCGGATTGTCTAGTGATGTTCGCCTCCGCAGTGCCGAGCTTGAGTCAAACCTTGTATTGGCTACTATAAAGGAATGGGAAGCACTTGATAAGACAAGTTTCTATTCTGAAAGACCGATTGAACGGTCGGCACGTTGCGTATGCAAGGGTGCATGGGATGGAATCGCTAGCGTAGTCGGATGCGGACTGGATCATTCTAAGAATAAATATCTGGTAACGATTAATGCTGACATCGACTTGTCTTTTGACCCAGTTGGACCTGTCGACATTACTACGCCAACGGTTGGTTTAATTGGTGCACTGATTGTACAGACTGAAACTGAATGCCAGTACGAGTTGTTGCAATCTCCTGGGTCTATGGTTGTATTGAATGCTGGCGATGTTGTCTTGGTCGATTGCCTTAACAACGGTAACCCAGAGACTCGTTTGTTTACGGTTAATGATAACCTAAATGACCGGAACACTATCCGTATTGCCCATCCGATGACGGTTACAATACCGACTAATACTGCTATCAGCCGTTTGGTCGAAACAGACCGTTCTAGGGTGAACAAGGTAAATACGGTTCGATTGAACGGTGAACAGCATGTCGCTACGGTTCGCCGGTACACCGGTCCGGTTCTCGCCGAAAAGTACATGACAGCCAGAATCTATGGGACAAGCTCTGACTCGTTCAGCTTGCTGAAGATGGTGTCAGATGTTTGCATTACTGAAGCCGATGGCTGTGATTTTGTCTATGACGACGAAGGAAACGTCAATGAACTTGTCAAATCCGTCGTGTACGATTCCGAGGGAAATCCGGTAGAACAGATAGACCGCAACACTGATACGCTGAAGCATTTCTCTGTCGGCTACAAGAAAATCTACAATGCGTTCATGCCTTATTCGGGTCCGGTAACTACGCTTGAGTTTGGCGAGAAGGTCAACTACGATACCGATACAATCGATGTCACGACGCTTCCGCTCTACATAAAGAAGACTAGCGACATTCGCCTCCGTTACGGCTGGAAGGAACGCCAATACCTCTATTACGGTAACGATATCGGCATTGACGACATGGCTCGTGCCGGTTTCGTGGAGTTCTACGCCGGTAACGAGAACAATATCGTCGAAGTTGATATGTCTAAGCGTTCTGTAAATGTGTATGACGAGGCTACTGACGGTACTGCCATTAAGAACGGTTTGAATACGCTCTATGCGGTCGATATCGACTCCAACTTGAGCGCGACGAAGCAAGCCGACGGCTCTTGGCTAGTGACTATGGCTTCTGCCGGTCATGGAGTACCGAACGGTGCCAAGATTTCTGTTGCCGGTGTAATGGTTGACCACGATAATCCAGATGTTTCGGCAATATTCAACGTTGAAAATGTCGACGCTATCGTGGTTTCTCCTGACGTCATCCAGTATGTCTCAGAGTCGCCTAATGCCGATGGGCTGGTTCATACCGGTGAGGTCAACAAGGACGGTCACATCGCAATGGCTTATTGCCTCAGACCTACCCGTGCTGACGAATCTCCGCTTGAGGAAGGTGACATCATAAGCATCGTTGATGCGAATGGAAAGACAAGTCTTTACATTGCGTCTGCCGGTGATTGGAAGCGTATTGAGCCGGACACGGTTATTGCACCGTTTACGCTGTATACACAGCAGAATCTCTTTGAAGACACCTTGACTAACCCGACATTCGCTATCAGCGATGGCTACAAGGTGAGACGCATCGAGTACATCGACGAGGATACGGCTCAGGTCGTGCTTGTCGGCAGCATTCCGTCTACTAATCTCTGCAAGGGAACCCGAGTCTATATCCGTTATGCGGACAACAGTGCTTATAATGGCTGGCATACTGTTACAAGTGACGTCAATGGCGGTGGCATATTCAACATCAAGATTGACGGTCATGACGGTATGGAAACCGGTCACTCGTTGCTTGGCAAGGAAATGACCCTCTATGTCGGAATGTGGTACAAGTATACCGTTACCGCATACGACTGGAGCAAGTCAAGTAACTATGCAACATACGTAACGACCAATGAAGTTATCGAGATTTCTGGTACAACACTCAGAACTAAGTACAAGCACGGATTTTCTGTCGGCGACCGTATCATCCTTGATATCGGTGGTCAATCCGCATATAAGTATGACGGCGGTTCTTCTGCTAATTTCCTTGAGAGAACGGTCGCTAAGGTTCTTGGTGACGAAACGTTTGTAATCGACGAATCTGTACCTTCTGGACCGGGCTACACGGCATATCGAGGTGTCGTAGTGAATAAGAATATTCCGACCCTTGTCGGCGAGTATAGTCTTGACGGCCACCGTTTCACCGAAGGTGAAATAGTCATTGCTACAGATCAGCTCTGTGAGGGTGAGAATATCGCTTGGAGGGTCACCAAGGACACGTCTTGGATTCCGATGCGTAAGAAGCGTACGTTCAAGATTGATGCCGTTACCGTCGACCTTTACAAGAATCCTAAATATGACGAAACTGACCCGTTGTCTGACGAGGTCGAGTACAAGTATCGAGTCTATGGTGACAATACTGTCAAGGCTGAAACGGCGAATGGCAACGCGTTCATGCAAGCTGCCATGATGTCCCGCAACTACAACTTCGACCAGCCTCATGTCGACAACCTTGATACGACGCAGGACTTGGCTTTGCAGTACTCGTCCAAGTACGACTATGGTTCAGTGGCTCCGCGTGACGACATGAGCTCTGATTTCCGTGGTGTTCCGGATATGGACTATCCGCTTGTTGAAAAAATCGAGCGTCTTGCCTATCTCAAGGATGCAAGCGTCATCGACTACAAGCTGATCGGCTATCTGGCACGATTCATGGGGTATGACATTACCTCGGTTGCCGATGACGTGAACGAGAGCGGTGTCTATCACACGAACGAGGAACGCGAGAACGCCTTGAGAGAGACGATTGCCCATCTTCCGCAGTATTATGCTTTGAACGGTACGAATGCCGGCATCAACATGCTCATGGCGACTTTCGGTCTTGTTGGTGACTTGATTACCATGTGGACAAATACCGAAGACCCGTATGGCGAACTTATCCGCCAGGATGACGTTCCGTCTAGAATCGCTTCCGACTTGGATAGTGGTGTCAAGGTTGGTCAGTGGGTTCCGACTCCTCACGTAGTTCTCGACGTATACGACGATACTCGGTTCCCTGAAGTGACGGTTACTATGGACGACATCAAGCGTTTGAAGGAACAGATTCGCGTCTGCAAGCCGATTAACGTGGTGTTTGATGGTATCAGATTGGTCATTAAGGCTGAATCTGAAGTCTATGTGAGCCTGGTTGCCGACACGATGAAGGGCGTTATGGGTGATATGCCGGTATTTGGTATTGACGAACCGATTGAAATCGACACTTGTGAAGAGGAAGATTGCAGTTTCTAGGCAATCTTGAAGCCAAAATATAATAAACTAGATTTTTGAATAAATCTAGGTATTTTGGCATGAAGAAAAGCTATCTTACACAAGCCGGTTTAGATATTTTGTCAAGTAATCTTGCGAATGGGGATACTGTTCAGTATTGGATTGGCTATTATGGTCTCGCATATTTGCCAGAAGATTCGGCTGTGAGAACGACCCCAGACCCAAACCAGACGATGCTTGTACCGGTCGATTCAAATGGCAAGCCGATGGGTGACGCCATTTACAACGTTTTCCAAGGTTCGATGGCTGATACTGTGGCTGAATTTGCCGAGGGAGATACCGACGCTGGTAATCTGTACAAACAATGCCTTTATGCCGAAAATGTAGAGTCTACTTTCCGATACGTATTGACCGAGGATGCAAACGGCAATAAGATTAATACCCTTGTCGCGTTTGAACAGAGCGATACTGACCCGTCTTCTTATTCGAAGAAATACACCTACTATGGTGTAGGTGGAACAGCGGTT